ATGAGAAACGCGCGCGCGCTGCTATTTGCGGTCGCAAAAACCGTGAAAATTGCTAGGAAATCCGCGAAACCGGCCGCAAAGCGCCGGAAAACCGCCCGCAAACCACGCGCGGCCGTCCCCCGATCGCGCGTCAAACCCCCCCCGACGCCACCCGCACCGTCCGCGGTCCCCCGCCGCAAGCGGGGCCGACCCCGGCTCGACGATGCCGAGAAGCAACGCCGAGGCACCTTTGAACCCGGGCGCTCCACCCTGCAATCCATCGCGGTGGTCGGGATGCCGGCGCCGGCGCGGGAGTATCTGGCGATCGCGGAGGGCTACGCCGCGGGCGTGTTGAGCGGCGCGATCGTCGCCTGCCGCTGGGTGCGCCTGGCCGTGGAGCGGCAGCAGCGTGACCGGCGGCGCGCCCAGCAGGACGCGACCTGGCCGTTTGTCTGGAGCGACGCGCACGCCCTCGACGCCTGCACGTTCCTCGAGCAGCTGCCGCACGTGGAAGGCCAGTGGGGCACGCCCACGCTGCAGCTCGAACCCGTGCAGGTGTTTATCGTGACGTGTCTGTTTGGCTGGCGGCAGCGCGCGCAGCTCGCCTGGCGGCGTTTTACGAACCTGTATCTCGAGTTCGGGCGCAAGGGCGCGAAGTCGACGCTGATGGCGGGCCTCCTGCTGTATCACGTGCTGCGCGAAGACGAGCCTGGCGCGCAGGGCGTGTGCGGGGCCACGACCGGCAGCCAGGCGCGCATCGTGTTCACGATTGCGCAGAAGATGGTGCGGCGGTCGGCGTGGCTGCGCGCGCAGGGCCTGCAGGCGTTCGCCAATGCGATCTTCACGGCCGACGCCACCATCAAACCGATCAACGCGAAGGCCTCAACGCAGGACGGACTCAACCCGAGCTGCATCGTGCTCGACGAGGCGCATGCGCAAAGCTTCGCGCTGCACGACGTGTTGAAGAGCAGCCAGGGCGCCCGGCGGAATCCGTTGCTCGCGTGTCCGACGACGGCCGGCTACGACCTCCTCAGCATCGGGTACGCGCTCCGCACGACCGTGACGAAAGTGCTGGAGGGCGTGATCGAGGCGGACCATTTGCTCGGGCTGATCTACACGCTCGACGACGGCGACGACTGGCGCAATGCCGCCGTGTGGATCAAGGCGAACCCGATGATCGGGGTGACGCCGTCGGTCGACTGGGTGCGCCGGTACTGCGCCGATGCCCAGATGACGCCAGGCCTCGAGGCTGAGTTCCGGGTGAAGGTGTGCTCGGAATGGCTGAACGCGGCGGCGACCTGGCTGTCGCTGGCCGCGTGGGACCGGTGCGCCGACCCCACGCTGACCCTCGACGCGTTCAAGGGACAGGCGTGCTGGATCGGGGGCGACCTGGCGCAGCTCGACGACCTGGCGGCCGTGGCGCTGCTCTTTGAACGGGACGGGCTGCTGCACGGATTCGTGCGACTCTATCTGCCGGAGCTCGTCGTCCTCGAGCGGGCCCGGGCCGTGCCGGAGTACCGGCTGTGGGCCGAGAGCGGCGTGCTGACGCTGACCAGCGGCAACATGATCGACCACAATCGCATCGAGCGCGACGTGCGGGGCTTCTGCGAGCGGTTTGCCGTCCGCGACATCTGCTTCGATCAGTTTGGGTCGTTGCAGCTGATCGCCGCCCTAGCGAATGACGGCTTGCCGGCGCGCATCGAGGCCAAGAACGCCAAGACGGTCACCCCGCCGGCGCGCGAGCTCGAGACGCGCGTCAAGCACACGAAGTTTCGGCACGACGGCAACAGCTGTCTGCGGTGGCAGGCCTCGAATGTGGTCGTCAGCCGGCGCATCGACGATTCGATCCTGCCGAAGAAAGATCATCCGGAGAGTCCGCACAAGATTGACGCCATGGACGCGCTGCTGTCCGCGATCGGGGGGTGGCTTCGCGCCCCGGCGGCGCCGCCGAAGCAATACCAGCTGCTCGTCGTGGGCGGGGCCCCGTGACGCCGCGACGCCCACCAGGCCGCCCCACCCTCCCGCCGGCCGATCGGACGGTGGCGGTCTCGACGCGCCTGCGGGCGAAGGACCTCGACGCGCTCATCCGCCGCGCGTTCCGCGCCAAGCGATCGCTGTCCGCCCAGCTGCGGCGCGAGCTCCTGCTCCCCAATTTCCGTACTGAAAAATAGCGCCGCCGCACGCGCGGTCTCACAATTCGCGGTCGAAGCACTGCATGTTCGACCGCGCGTACGCCCAGCTCGAGATCAAGTCCTTCGACCCCATCGAACGGGTGATCGAAGGCTTTGCGACGACGCCGACGCCGGACCGCAACGGCGACATCGTCGACCCGGCCGGCGCCGAGTTCACGCTCCCGATCCCGCTGCTCTGGCAACACGACCAGACGCGCCCGGTCGGGGACGTCTTTGAGGTCCGACCCGGTCCCGACGGCATCTACATCCGCGCCAAGTTTGCGAAGGTCGACGAGCCGGGGACCCTGCGCGATCGCCTCGACGAGGCCTGGCAGAGCGTCAAGGCGCGACTGGTCCGCGGGCTGTCGATTGGGTTCAAGCCGATCGGCACGCCGACGCGGATCGCCGGCGGTGGATATCACATCAAACGCTGGATGTGGGGTGAGCTCTCGGCGGTGACGATTCCTATGAACGTCGCCGCGACCATTACTGCGATCAAATCCGCCGCGACCGGCGACCACTTGCCCGGCGACTCGGGCGCGCTTCCGGTGATCCGGATACGAGGCGCAGCTATGACTCCCACTTATTCCGAGCAGATTGCCGAGACTACGACGAAGCGCGAGGCGGTCGTCGCGTCGATGGCCGACCTGATGACGAAGGCCAATGGGACGACCTTCGACGGCGACCAGGCGAAGCAGTACGACGGCTGGTCCCTGGAAGTGAAATCGCTCGACGCGCACCTGACGCGGCTCCGCGAGATGGAGACGCTCAACGCGAGCGCCGCCAAGCCCGTCGTCGATTTGGTGAAGCCCGCGCCGATCGTCCAGGTCAAGAGCCTGGTCCCGAAGGGCACCGCGTTCGTGCGCGCCGCCTGCGCGCTGCTGGTCTGCAAGGGCAACACGTTTGAAGCCGCGCAGTACGCCGAGCGGTGGAAGGACACCACGCCCGAAGTCGCGCTGTCGCTGAAGGCGGCGACCGCCCCCGGCACGACCACCGATGCGACGTGGGCGCAGCCGCTGGTGAACCAGAACATCGCGAACGACTTCCTGGAGCTGCTGCGCCCCGCGACGATCATCGGGAAGATCAGCGGGTTCCGGCAGGTGCCGTTCAACACAAAAATCTCCTCGCAGACCGGCGGCGGCGCCTACGGGTGGGTCGGGGAAGCCAAGCCGAAGGGCGTGACCAAGCTCGCGTTCGCGTCCGACGCGCTCGGCATGTCGAAGGCAGCGGGCATCATCGTGCTGACGCAGGAGCTGGTGCGGCTGTCGAGCCCGTCGGCCGAGGCGCTCGCGCGCGCCGACATGATCGCGGGGATCGCGCAGTTCCTCGATCAGCAGTTCATCGATCCCGCCGTCGCGGCGGTGGCGGGCGTGAACCCGGCGTCGGTGACCAACGGCGCACCGACCGCGGCGGCGACGGCGAACCCCGCGGCCGACGTGATGAAGCTGATCGGGCACTTCGCGACCAACAACATCTCGCCGGCCGGCGTCCATATCATCCTGTCGCCGACCAACGCGCTCGCGCTGTCGTTCCGCACCAACCTCGACGGCTCGCCCATGTTCCCCGGCGTCGGCCTGGAGGGCGGCAGCTACAAGGGGCTCACGTTCATCACCAGCATGGCGGCGGCCGCGCTCGTGGTCGCGCTGCAGCCGCAGCTCGTGCTCTACGCCGACGACGGTGGGGTCACCATCGACAGCAGCACCGAGGCCTCGCTGCAGATGGACAGCGCGCCCGCCTCGCCCGCCGACGCGACCACGGTCATGGTCTCGCTCTGGCAACACAACCTCGTTGGCCTGCGCGCGGAACGGTTCGTGAACTGGAAGCGCGCGAACGCCAACGCGGTGTATTACCTGACCGCGGCGGCGTACCCCGCGCCGAGCGAGGGCACGATGGTGACCGCGACGGTCCAGTCGTCGCGCGAAAAGCGCGCGGAGTAACTCCGCGTGAAGCTCTTCGGGTTCGAGATCTCACTGGCGAGGCGTGCGGCGG